CATAAATCGGATTCATGGCTGCACCACCGGTGGTGTTCACGGCTTCACAGGTAATGCCCACAGCAACGGCTGTGCTGTCTGCAGCGCCAGGTGCCCACTCAACCAGTTCGTCGCTGGTGTTCAGCGCAACAATCGAGTTGATAGGCAGTTCCAGGCCGGTTGCAAACATCCGGGCGTTGGTGATGATCGGTGCATCGCCGGCGAACAGTTCACGCGGCGTGTACGAACTGGTTTCAGTTCCAGCAAGAATGCTCATGTCGTTTCTCCTTCCCAGAGGATTCAGTGACCGCCAACGGCGATCAGGACTGGTTTACGCCGGCAACTCGGGCGTAGTTATCCCAGAGAGAGCCACCTTCCGACTCTGCACCCTGTTCCTGCTGAGTTTCCTCACCCAGGTTGGGGTTGTCGGAGTTGTTCATGGCGTTCTCGAAGGCGTTGCTACCACCATCGGTTTGCGCGGTCTTATCAACCTTTGGTGCATCTGCCAACATTTCGTTGATTTCATCAGCACTCAAAGCCTCTTTCGCCAGCATCTTGCTTGCCAGACCTTCACGGCCGGCGTAATGCTCGGAGCCAATCACCGCTGCATAACGGTCACGCTCCATCTGGCGTCCTTCGGTTACACCCTGAGCTTTCGCTGCATCGAGGTCGGCCTGGGTGAAAGTCTGGTTTTCACCACCCGCGTCCGCGGCCTGCTGACCGGCTTTCTGGGTGGCCTTATTTTGATCTGCCATAACGGTCTCCTTTGACTCACCGTTCAGTTCGGCTACGAACGCTGTCATGGCTTCCATAGGAGAAGCGACAGCATCCACCAGTTTGAGGTCTACGGCTTCCTGGGCACTGAGTGTCTGTGCCTCGGTCTTCCGTACCGCCTCAGTATCCAGGCCCCGATGTCGAGCAACGGCTTCAACGAACATGCCGTAGGACTCATCAATCTTCGCCTGAATTCGATTCCGCACCCCTTCCGGGAGTGCTTGGTAAGGGTTGCCATCCACTTTGTGCTTGCCGGCATGGATGAACGTGATCTTGATACCGATGTTGTCCAGCAGCTTCGACATGTCCGCATGCATGGTCACAACACCAACGGAGCCGGCACCACCGGTCTTCGGCACGGTCATCTTCCCGGCCGCACTGCCAATCAAGTAGGCGGCACTATAGGCATGGGAGTTCACCACCGAAATAGTCGGTTTCACGCCTCGGTTCTCGAAAATGTGGTCGGCCAGTTCAAAGGCACCGTCTACCTGGCCACCGCCTGAGTGGACATCGAAAACGATCCCTTCCACGTCTTCGTCCACCAGAGCCATGTCGAACACGGCTCGAATGTAGTCGTAGCCAGTGGCAGACCCGTGTGACCAGTTGAACCGGTGCAGCAGAGTCCCGGTGACCGGGATTACCGCCAGAGAACCGACCATCTTGTACGGCTTCGACCGGGCACTGCCGAAAGCCCAATCGAACATCATTTCATCGGCGTTTGCCGGCTCTGCGTCGATCAGGAACGATTCCGGGGCCAGGGCGGCAAACGATTCAGCATGCTCCTGGCTCATCATCAACGGCGTGTTCAGAAGCCGGCTTCTCAGGTCGATCTGCTTACTCATCGCTGTCATCCTCTCCACCCCGCTTCGGGCTTTCATTGGCAGCGTTCCCGCCAGCATCCATGGTGCCGGAGCTACCTTTCGTGTTCAGGGTCAGACCCAGTTCGCCCGCCAGGTTTTGTTCACGCTGGCGTTGACGGAATACTTCCCGGAAGTCCTCACCGAATCTGGCCGTTTCCTTCTCATAGGTGCTCAGTCCAGCCTCAATCCGGGCAATCGCCGCCTGGGTCTCCTTCAATTCGTCGATCTGTCCTCTCGGAGCACCAATCCACGAACAGGCACAGAAGGCGTCTGCGTTCAACCGCTCGTAGAAGTTCGGGGCGTTGCGAGGCAGGACATCGTTGAAGGCACCGGAATTCAGTTGTTCCTCGAACCACAGGCGGAAAACATCCGTGGCCTTCTTGTCGGCAACGGCCTTCTTGCGACCCTGAAGACGCTTATGTGTCTCACCCATTGCCGCCCGGGCAGACGAGTAGTTCGTCTTCGTGAAGTCGTGGCTGAATTCCTCGTAACTCATGCCGAGACCAGCCGCCAGATGCCGAAGCAGGGATTCCTCAAACCCAGTACCGAGGCCACCAGGTTGCCCCGCGTTTTGCAGCTTGAGCTTGGTGCCCGGGTACAGGTGCGGAATCTTGATCCCGTCAATGTGCAAGTTCTTACTGTTGCCGGTGTACGCAGCAATGGATTCCAGGTAGTTCTGCGCCCACTTCTGCATGTGATCCTCGCCACCACCGATGGCGTCAAACGCTTCAGCCGGTGGCAGGTCTGATTCAATAGCCGCTGCATAGGTGGCGTTCAGGACGGCGTTCTGCAGGACAATGTCCTGATACTTCCCGACCATCTTGCTCTGCTTCAGAATCGACACCAGATCGCTCACACCACGGGTTTGACCCACGCGGTACGGCTCGAAATAGTGAAGAACCTGCTTCCTGCCCCACGGCTTCCGGGCGGCAACCATCTTCCAGCGGAACTCGTTTTCAAAGTCCCAGTTGTCACCCGGCATGGTGTAGCGAATCGAATACTCAACAGGGCGACCCCGGCTGTCCTTCCGAACACCTTTACGCCAGGTGGTACTCCATTCCTCAGCGTAGGGGTTACTCAACCGAACCGGGTCGATCATCTGAATGGCCGTTTTGAATGGCCGACGACCTTCACGAATCCACTCCACCGTGCTCAGGTCTTCGCCCGCCAGCATGGAAACACCAATGCTCAGGCGGATCATTTCCGAGAAGGTGAGTTGGCCGGCTGCATCGAAATAGCAATCCGGGGATTCAGCGGCGAGACTGAACTGGGCTTCCACGGCTTCCTGGAATTCTTCAGCCCAGACCTCGTCCAACCCCAGATACTTGTAGTTCGGCTTGGAGTTCAGTCGGTAGAAGGCACCGACGATGGAATCTTTCTGACCCTGAACAGCACCGTGGATGTACCCGTCGTTACGCTGAAGGTCCAGAGCCCGGGCGTCGATCTCGTCTTTACCCGGGATGATTTCAGCGTCGGCAGACCGGAGGGGTGGATGCCACATCGCCAGTTCGCGGTTTACGTGACTGGCCCCCTCGAAGCTGGACACCATCTGTTTCGATGGCATTTTGTCCTGCAGTAGGTCCAACTGTTCCGACATCAGAAAAATACCCGCATGGGTCCACTGGTCTTACCTTTCAGACTCTCGATGTACTGCTTGAGCCTGCTGGCATTGGCTGCGGTGAACTCAACCCGCTCACCGTTCTGATCCACCACGACGCGGGGCTTGTTACCCGTGATCAAGGCGTGATACTCGCTCTCTGCTTCTGCCAATCTGTCAGCAACGGTCGTCATCGCAAATTCCCAAAACAACTTTTGGTTGTATTTTTACCCAAGTTGACTGGCAAGCTGTCTGAGCTTGTCCACGTCGTTCCCGGGTTGCTGAACTGGCTTCACCGGGTTGTCCTCTCCTGCGGATGTCACCAGTGGGTTTCTGTCCCACTCGTCCGCCCAACTTGGCGGGTCATCCCAGTTCAACTTCTCAACCCGGAAGAAAATGCATCCGGCGTAGCAGTAGTTGATCAAGTCGGTCGATTCGTTCCGCAGCTTCTTCGGGTTTTCCCATTTGCCGTTCTGCGGGTTCTTGATCTCTGCACAAAGCTCCTTGTAGAAACTCAGGTCCAGGTGATCCGGGAACTCGATGTAACCGCCACCAGGTTCCGTTCGATCCAGGGCCTTGTCCAACCAATCCTTCAGCAAGTCAGTGTTCAGCATCAGGACGGGAATCTCACCCCGGGCACCGGCTTTCCGGTCCTTCCGGCCGGAGTCCGGAAACGTCTTCCGAACCCTCGGTGCGGTCTTCATGCCGTCGCCTTTGACCAACCAGAACCGTCCGCCGTACCCTTCGGTTTTCAGCTTTCGGTAGTAATCATAAGCGTTGGTTGTAACCCCAGCACGACCACCCGAGTCACAGAATACCGCACGGATGCTCATCTGTCGAGGCTCAGGTTCATCCGTAGGGTATGTTTTGTCAAGGACTTTTTCGGTGATGCGGTCCCAGTCCTCGGGGTATGCACCGGGATTCACCCAGTATCGTTCACCGTCCTGGTCGTACCGCTCGGACTTCCGGATGTCGTACCGGTCGATCACCACCAGGTCAAAACCGTTGGTTGCCGGCACAACCCCGTGAACCTGAACCACAAAGCGGTTTTTCTGAACGTCAATGCCGGCCATCAGGAACCGAACCTTCGTTGGTACCACGCGATCACCGATGTCCACTGCCCGGGCCATGATGTCTTCCGGAGCCCGGGATTCAGCGATGTGCGGTGGTGTGTACGGCAAACCCTGGTCCGTGTTGATCGTGGTTTTCAGCGGCCGGTCGTTACCCGTGGATTCGTATTCCTGCATGGCCAGCAGGTAGTTCAACACCAGGGTCTTCCACTGCCCGAACGCGGTGTTCGGTCCCATCACCCAGAAACTCGCAATGTCGGATCGACGCCCGGTGCCCGAACGCTTCCCATCCTGGTCGATCTTCTCACCATCGCGAAGCCAGACGCCGGCGTTGTCGATTTCCTCACGCATGTCCTGGGTGATCACGGCACCGTTGGACTGGAAGCAATACGGGCAGGCCATGAACGCTTGTTCAGCGCATTCCATTGGGTCGGCGCTCTGTGGCCACTGCAGGGTGTTGAAGTGAGGCTCAAACCAGTTCCGGCAATGTGGGCACTGCCAGTAGCGCCGGCGACGGTCGCCCCGGTTGTAAATACCCAGCACCCCTTCGGTCGGCGGGGCCTCATGGGGAGTCTCGGGACGCCACCGGGGGTTGATCACGTCGAACGACGGTGAACTCTCCACGTAGGTCATACCCAGACGCTTGTAAGAGTTCGTCCGGCGACGGGCCAGATCGAACGGTGAACCCTCACCACCGATGTCCTGGGGCATCCGGTCGTAGTCGGTCAGGGCCACACGCCGGAGGGATTTACCGGACAACGCATTCTCCGTTGGCCAGTTGATCATCAGGTAGCTACCGGACTTGAACTGTTTGTCGAACGTGTTGTCCGCCGTCCGCCGGCTGATCAGGTGTTGGCCGATCTCCGGGGAATGCCGAAGTAACCGGTCAACTTTCATCTTCGAGAACGCCTGGGCTTCCGTCCGAGCCTTCTCCACCACCATCAGGTCGGATGGGTCACAGCGGACGTTGTAGGTAATCCAGTTCAGGATCACCTCGGTCTTTGCCGACTGGGCCGGGGCCACCATGCACACCGCGGAGTGTTCCCGGGATTCCAGTAAGTCCATCGGCTCCCGCAGGTACGGGACGGTCTCGTTCGACCAGGGACCGACGTAGGCCGGTGGGTTGTATACCCGGCGATACTTGGCCGCGGCATCCGCAATGCTGATTCGCTCAGGCGGCAGCAGAACCTCGGACAGATCGTTGATGATCTCCTGCAGGCACCGGTATTTCTTGATCGAGGATTCGTTCTTGAAACTGGCCATCAGAGCAACCCCAGTTCCGCTAAATCGTTGTGATCAAGATCGAGACCTGCAGACGGCATCCCCGAATCATGCTTTAGTGATGAACTCCCGGGGTCTTGCTCAACCCGTGGCTCCGGTGGGACATGCTCCCCTTCCGGGTCCAGGTCCAACGACATCAGGTGGTCACGCATTTCCACCAGGAGCGCATCCCCGAAGAACTTGGCCTTCTCGATCTGCTTGGGAGGCAGTCCGGATTCGTGCTCAAGGGCATCCAGGAACACGGTGACCGACTCTCGAATCTGCTTGAACACCACCGAGAACACTTCAACGATCCGCTCGGTGCGCCAGAGGTCGCCCATGTTCTCAAGGTATTTTTGCTCCTTGAGCTTGGCGTCCCAGTAGTCTTTTTCCTTGTCGGCCCGTTGCCGCTTCTGGGTTTCCGAGACCTGGTCACCGGTCATGTACCCAACCACCAGGAGCTCGGCTACCTCGGAAATCTTGTAGATCGGGAACGAGTTTCGCTTGCCGCAGGGTTGCACGTCCCGTAGTCGGTTCGCCACCGTCCGACGGTCGAGGTCGAACAGTTGAGCCAACTGGTTAACGCTGGCCCCCTTGACCAGTTCAGCGAATTCAGATGCCTTGGTTCCCATGTCGTTGAGGTACTTCCGAGTTGAAATTGAGGTCTGCACCCGCCCGGAAACCGTCAGCAAGGATTGAATTTCACCCGGAGCGGGCCGACCCAGGACTCAAAGAATACACACTAACCGTGCATAGTCAACTTTTGGTTGTTTTGGCAAGTTCAGACACAGTGCTGGCATGCGCAACCACAGATTGTTAACCAAAGGTTGAACTGAAGTTTCACTGTCCCTCTGTCTCCATGTCCCTAGCTATGCACCTACTTACCCGTAACTCAGCCAGAGCAACACCGTGGGAATTCCGCCGCAACCCCTCTCTTTTATATTATTATTATATTATTAATATGTTATCTAAAGGGACAAAGGGACAATAGAGTATTATTTATTAGTAAATCAGTAACTTACGGTGTCCCGATTCCAAAATTTTATGGTGGACGTGTCCTCGTAAGTAAGGGACAGATTCAACTTCAGTATAACCAATGGTTGAACTAAAGATTTACGATGTAACCAATGGTTGAATTAAAGTTGTGTGTCCCTTACAAGGGACATGACTGGTGACAGGTGAAAGGACAGATTTTCAGGCAAAAGAAAACCGCCCGAAGGCGGTCAAAGGACATCATTTTGGTGTGGATTCAGGCGGTCATAAATCTTCATCGTCCGTGAAATCATGTAGGGCTTCATAATCCACTTTGATGCCAATGTAGGCTTTATGACGCCCCTCCCCTTTCAGCAACCGACCCACCTTCAGGTCATCCACTTGCTCACCCAGGCGGCGACTAAACCACTTCTTGTCGGATGGCTTGCGGTCGATCTCATGGCAGAACTGAGTATAGGCGTCGTAAACCTCACGGATGGCAACACGGTCGTCTTCATCCCCGGTGTGTATCAGGAACTTCCGGTTGAAGAAGGCTTCCGGGTTCTGAATCATCATGGATTCTTCCCGCTTCGGCTGGCTGGCCTTCGGTTCAATGAAATACCCGGTGCTGCCGAGGTCCATTAACCCTTCCAGCGCCCGGTTAAAGATGCCGGACATTTCTTCCAGGAGCTTCTGGGCCAGTCTCGGGTCTTCCTTGCCGGCGAACGACTTGTTGAACGGCAGAATCAGGTACCGGTTGGCCAGGGCGTCCATTCCATCCGCGAAACGCGGCTGCTCGTTGGCACTCATTACCAGGCGGGACGGAAGACGCATGGTGACCTCATCCTTGTTTTTCGGGTTCACCGAGACATAGTCACCACCGGATATGTTCAACAGCACTTCCTTGGCACGGCCAATTCGATCACGAACCCCGTGGTGGGCATCCCCGATTACAGCCACTTTGGCATACATCAGTGCCGCCAGCCCGTGATCACCCGCCAGGTTTGACAGGGTGGTGGCTGCGAACGACTCACGACCGACCAGCGCCGGGATGATGTTGTTGGCTATGGTGCCCTTACCAGACCGGGACTTACCCACCATCATCAGGATTTTCTGGTACCGGTAATCGAAC